TGCGCCGTCCCTCTCATCTCGACATCGCCCTCTCGCGTGGTGGCGAGGCTGCCGGCTCCTAGCTGCTCTCGCGCGCGGCCCGTGTGCGGCCTATAGCCGTCTTCAAGGTGCGTTTTTTCGTCATTGTAGCACGTTCGGCGGATGCGCTATAATAAGTACATTGTGGCTAAATTGCGGTGGACCGCTCAACTCGAATCCTCTATAATAGAGGCGATCCAATCCGGCGCAACGTTGCGTAAAATTGGGCTCGAAAACGGTTTCAGCGCATCCTGCATCGTTGATCGCGCAGACCGTAATCCTGAATTCGGCAAACGGTACGCGCGCGCGCTACAAATTCGGGCCGATCTCGATTTAGATGAGATAGATGCGCTCACCAGCGCGCCGCCGGAGCGCGGCAAATTTGGCATCGATCCGGGGTGGGCCAATTGGCAACGGACGCGGATCGATGCCAAAAAATGGCTAGCGTCCAAGCGCAACCCCAAGAAATACGGCGATAAGCACGAGATCACGGGCAAGGATGGCGCGCCGTTCATTCCTCTCACGCTGGCTGATTTCTACGGCGGCCGGCTACTGGGTGAAGGGAAAACATCGGAATAGGATGGAGATGTGAGCGATGCAGGCGGAATTGGTAGCTCCCACGCTCAACCCCGCCCTCCGAGATTTCTGGACTGTACCGGCGACCGGGCGAGTCCTGTATGGTGGCCGCATCAGCAGCAAAAGTTGGGACGCAGCGGGATTCGCAATTTTTCTTGCATCCCGGCATAAAGTTCGCTTCCTGTGCACTCGGCAATTTCAAAACAAGATAGCAGAATCGGTGTACACGCTTTTGAACGTGCAAATCGAACGGTTCGGATTGTCCGATCAGTTCAACATCACCGATAGCTCGATCATTCATCGGCATACTGGCAGCAGTTTTATTTTTTACGGCCTCGCCCGAAACATCGAGGAAATTCGCTCACTTGAGGGAGTGGATATATGGTGGATTGAGGAAGCGCACTTTCTGACGAAGGAGCAGTGGGATACTGTCGAGCCGACAGTGTTGCGCAAAGAAGGAGCGCAAATCTGGGCGATATTCAATCCGATGTACGCGACTGATTTTGTATATCAACGGCTTGTTGTCAACCCACCTCCTGATTACGTTGTGCGCAAAATAAACTACGACGAAAATCCCTTCCTGTCCCAGACGGCAAAGGACATGATCGCGCGATGCAAAGCCGAATCCGAAGACGATTACCGGCATATTTATCTTGGAGAGCCGAAAAGCGATTCTGAGGGAACAGTTATCAAGCGCAGTTGGATTGAGGCCGCTGTAGACGCTCATCTTAAACTCGGCTTTGAGGCGACGGGTGCAAAGGTGATAGGATTCGATGTGGCCGATGATGGCGAGGACGGTTGCGCCAACGTGTTCGCGCATGGAAGCGTGGCGTACTGGTGCGAAGAGTGGCGGGCGCGCGAGGATGAACTTCTCAAATCTTGTATGCGCACCTATGCCAACGCTTCGGAGCGCCAGGCACAAATCCGATATGACTGCATCGGAGTGGGCGCATCCGCAGGCGCGAAGTTCGACGAACTCAACGGAGTTCGGGACAGGCGATTGCGTATCAATTATGCCAAGTTCAACGCTGGCGGCGCCGTCGAGCGCCCGGAGGAATACTATGTGAGTGATCGCCAGGACCGCATCAAAAACAAGGACTATTTCTGCAACCTGAAAGCGCAAACCTGGTGGAATATCGCTGACCGCTTTCGCAATACCTACAACGCAATCCACCGGGGGGAAAAATTCAAGGACGATGAACTTATCAGCATTTCGAGAGAAATGCCGTTCCTTGAAAAACTCAAAACCGAACTCTCCACTCCGAAGCGAGATTTCGATAGGAACGGAAGAGTCAAGGTCGAGAGCAAAGAAGACCTGGCAAAATCCAATCGTCCTGGGGGCGCGGTGAAGTCGCCGAACCTCGCAGATGCGTTTGTGATGGCGTTCGCCGGCGGGCGGCCGGCAGTTCTAAACATCTCGCCCGCTGCAATCGCAATGGCAATGAGCAGGTTTTGAGAGCATAATGGCAATGGAGTGTGACGATGCTGTTTAGGAAGAAGCAAACCGTCGCCCCGGTTTCGAGACCGAAAAGCGGCGCAGACCATTTGAGATCGATTGCGAACCGGGCAGAAACGAAACCCTCCCTCACTCGCTTTCCGATCCGTGATCCCTACATCGCCCCTGGAGTCGTCCCTGCCGGCGAAGTTCCGCAAGTGGCAAGCGACTCTCTTTCGTATGAATGCGCACGACAGGTGTGCGATGGGATGGAACGCGCGGGAGAGTTTGGGGCATCGCTGTACGGGTATCGGGATGTAGAGGGATTCCCCGGCTATCCGTACCTCATGGCGCTTTCTTTGCGAGTCGAATATCGCAATATGGCCACTGCGCTTGCGAACGAGATGACGCGAAAGTGGATTAAATTCAACAGCACCGACACGAAAAACGAAAGGACGAAAAAGAAAATAACCGAGATCGAGCAGGAATTCACTCGGCTCGACGTTCAGCAAACCATTCGCCGCGCAATCGAAAGCGATGCGCTGTATGGCACGGGGCAAATACTCATCAACGTAGATGGCGCCAATAACGCATATCCTCTGATTGCCGACAAAAAGACTGTCAAGCCGAACAGTTTCATCAGCATCAAAAACGTTGACCCTATTTGGACAACGCCGCTGGCATATAACGCTCTGGACCCATCGCGCAAAGATTTTTACATGCCCTCGGCATGGTGGGTAATGGGACAGAAATGGGACGCAACGCGGATTCTGACGATAATCACCCGCGAGGTTCCCGACATATTCAAACCGGCATTCAACTTCTCTGGGATCAGCCTATCGCAGTTGGTTGAGCCATATGTCAACAACTGGCTGCGAACGCGGCAAAGCGTGTCTGACCTTATCAACAATTTCTCGATTGTCATTCTCAAAACCGCCATGAACCAGATACTGACTGACCCTCAAGCGGACCCGGAGTCGTTGTTCAACCGCATCAGAATGTTTTCGGGCTTGAGGAGCAACAAAGGGGTATTCGCTCTCGACAAGGACAGCGAAGAGATGGACCAGATCGCGGTTCCGCTGGGCGGCCTTCACGAATTGCAAGCGCAGGCGCAGGAACAAATGTGCGCCAGCAGCAAGCAGCCCAGCGTGATCCAGATCGGCGTTGCGCCTTCGGGATTCGGCAACGTGGCGGAAGGGGAAATTCGCGTTTGGCACGAATGGGTACATTCGCAGCAAGAGGCACACACCCGCAATCCTATTCAAATCCTGTCGGAACTTGTGCAGGTATCGAAGTACGGCGAAGTCGATCCTGAAATCACTTTTGACTTCGAGCCTCTTTACGAAATGACCGAAGAGCAAATGTCCACAATCAGGCTCAACGACAGCACTCGCGCCGGCAACCTCATTGACCGCGGAGTGATCGACGCACAGGAAGAGCGGGATCGCCTGGCGCGAGACCCAGATAGCGGCTACAACGGAATCGACATTGACCGGGAGATTGTGCCGCCTGATGAGGCTGAAGAAAGCGCGAATCTTGGGAGGGCAACCGCATGATTGGACATGTGACAGAAAAAGAGTTTAATGACAAAGAAACTTGGCATGAGTTCTTTGGAATTATTTTCCGACTTGAAGACGAAAGAAAGCAAGCCGAACAGGACGCGCAGCGCGTGAGTGCCATGATTAACGCCCTGCAAAAATGCAGTATGCCGATTGAACGCAAGCGACGCAAGGGAAGGATATTGAAGGAACTCCGGCGTAATATGCGCGGGTTTTCTGAATCAACACGCTACACGCGGTTTGCTATCCGTTGTGCGATTTGCGAAGTGAACAATGAATATCCATCCTAAGCCCAAAGTCGCCCGTGCTGTCTGGCCAAACGCAGCGATACGGAATCGCTATCGCCACAACCTTGTGATGATGATCCGCGAAATGGCTGTCGCGGTGGAGAGGCTGCTCACAGAGCAGCGCAAGGCAGAACCTCCGGCGACGGCAAACGATGAATCTCCAGTCGAAGCGATGCGCGGCAAGCTCAAGGGGTTGTCTCAAGAGTGGCAGTCTCGATTCGAAGCGATGGCCCCCAAAGTCGCCGAAACGTTCCTCAAGAATCAATTCAAGGGAACGGATTCAGCTTTCAGGCAGGCTTTACGCGAGGCCGGATGGTCTATCGAGTTCACGCTCACTCCCGCTATGCGCGAGGCGTTTGAAGCGTCCCTCGCGCAGAATGTGGGGTTAATCAATTCGATACCTGTTCAATACCTGCAAGAAGTGGAAGGGATTGTGATGCGGAACTACGCGGCCGGGCGCAATCTCAAGTCGATGGTTGAGGAGCTTCGGGGCCGCTATGCCGTGGCAAGCGATCGAGCATGGTTGATTGCGCGAGATCAGAGCAACAAGGCCAATGCCGTCGTTCAAAAAGCGAGACAAACGGAACTGGGAATTACACAGGCGATATGGCTTCACAGTCATGCTGGCAGGCATCCACGGCCTACGCACGTCGCCATGAACAGAAAAAGATACGATGTGGCAAAAGGGATGTGGGATTCAGCTGTGAAGAAATGGATATTGCCAGGCGAAGAAATCAACTGCCGGTGCTCTTCGAGGTCCGTGTTGCCGTGGACTCCTTCCGAGAACGCCTCCACAAATCCAACGCATTCGCACCCCACTGGCTTACGCGCTCAAATAGGCATCCAAAGCAGAAAGCCATAAGATAGCCGTCAACATGAAATCCGTAGATATTCATTGTTTTGCCTCCAATTTGATTTTCTTCGTCTGGGCCAATTCGCGGACGGCCAATTCAACCACAGCAGTTCGACCAATTCCAAGCGTGGACGCTATCCGGACGATCAAATCTTGGGCCGCCCTAGTCAGCCGAAACGATGTGGAAAAACGCTCAGGTAGTGCCATGCGTCGATTATACCGCACTCTGCGGTATAAATGCAAAGAAAAAATATCTCCTCTATTGCAATCAAAAATTTGGGGTGCAAGTATGTGTTAGAGATGGCTATGGAGATCGTTTGCGACTCGGCATTCCAAAATCGACATTTCGATCCAGAGAATGGTCAGTTACGGATCGAACGATCGCCTATATCCAAAGCCACTGTCAACCCCTATTACGGCAAGGAAATCCCGAAATCCGAGGAACTGGGGCTAACGCCGGACCGGGTGTACTATATGCTGCGCGATCCGGGAGAACTTGCAAAAGCGGCTCCTACCTTTCGCACCAAAGAGCTTCTCTTCAAACACATCGGAGTCAGCGCAGACAACCCTCAGCAGGAACATATAGCAGGCACAACCGGGTCGAACATCACGTTCGAGGCCCCGTACCTGATGGCGGATTTGAGCGTATGGGATGCCGATGCCATCGCGGGTATTCAAACAGGCACACTGCGCGAACTTTCATGTTCGTACAGCTTTCGGGCCGACATGACACCCGGAGTGTACGAGGGGCAGCATTACGACGGAGTGATGCGCGACATTCAAGGAAATCACGTTGCGCTCGTTAAGGCGGGACGTGCAGGATCAGATGTAAGGGCAGCAGATAAGGCGATTGAAATTTTTGCGCTTGATGAGTTTGAAGAGTCGAAACATCCGCGAAGTCCAAACGGAGAGTTTGGAAGCGGCGAAGACAGCCAATTGGAGACGAAAATGACAGAAACGAAATTCGGCAAAGCTTTATACGCCATTCTTTGCGCGGCATCCCCCAAGCTCGCCCAGGATGCGGCTCTCAAGCCTCTTGTGATGGGACTGACGCGCAAGCAATGCGATTTGCGTTCGCTTGAGCCCAAGCTGTTGGCGATGGACTCTGCTCTTCGCATGGAAGCTGCGCGAAAAGCTATGGATGCCGTCAAGGATGCCTCCGAGGAAGAGGAGAGCGAAAAAGAGAAGCGCGAGGAGCCTGCCAAAGACAAACGTGCGAAGGATCGCAAAAGGGCAAAGGACTTGTCTTTCGAGGAGTGGGCGAAAGAGGAAGAATCTGAGCCTTCCCATGAAAAGGCCCGCGATGCCGAAGAGGACGATGAGGACCGCGAAAAGCGCCGTGAGTATGAGAAGAAGGCGGAAGACGCTCGGCACGCCGCTGACGGCGGCTTCGACGATCTCGTGGAGAAACTGAAAGGCAAGGGCTATTCTCACGAGTACGCGACGAAAGTAGCTGGCAAGGTGGCCGCCGAAAAGAGCGGCGATTGCGCGTTTGGGGCAAAAGACAAGCGGAAGGCGAAGGATCGGATCACCCATGATGCGCAGACATCAGAGGAACGGGCGATGTGGGCGCAAATGCGCAAAGACGGAAGCGCGGACGATCCCGAAGACGACGCTATGCCGGCCAGCCTACGGAAGGCTGGCGATTCGCGTATCAAGAAGGCGATGGATGAATTTCGCTCCGAACTGCGCGAGGCCGAAGAAGCGCGCCGCGCTGTCGCTCCAATAGTGGGAAACGTGTTGGCGCAGGATTCGGCGGAGGAAATCTATGGATTTGCTCTTGACCAAATGAAAGTGGATCGCAAGGGAGTAGAAGGGACACGTGCTCTCAGGGCGATGTTCAATCTCGCGCATCAGGCATCCAAGCCTGCACCGCGCCTAGCGTATGACCACAGCGTCAAAATCGAAGACAAGTTTCCGAACGCAGCCCGTCAAATCAAATTGATGTAAGGAGAGAATCATGGGTAGCCCTCTTATTGGAAGTTTTCAGACGCGCGTAAACATTTACAATCCCTACGGAGTGGAGGGTGATTTTGCCAGCGAAAACCCACGCGCAAGCGCGCTTACTCCCGATGGTGGATCGCTCATTGCGGGGCCGAACGGCGTTACCATCGGCCAGTTCGCCTGGATCGCAGCGGATGGCCGAACCGTGACGAATCAGGGCCAGTATCCCGCTCAGCCCGATGGATTCGTCCACCGCGCACAGCAGGGTTTGTTGACGCAGTATCTTCAAGCTGCCGGTACGCTGATCCCTCCGGGGTTTCCGGTGACTCTGTTGGTCGCCGGAGAATTCCTGGACATAAACACGGGTCCGTCCACGCTGGCGCGGCGCGGCAACATCTACGCTTCCTACATCAATGGTGCGTTGATGACATCAGCGGGAACTGGAGCATCCGTCACCGCCACTCTTGGGTCTACCAACACGGCCAGCCTGGGGGCGACGTTCACAGGAGCGGCTTCAAGCGCTTCGGCGACTTTGGTTGTGACGGCTGTCACGGGTCTCATCAGCATCGGCGATACCGTGAGCGGTTCGGGGATTTCCGACTCTCCTACCATCATTTCTCAGGTGTCTGGCACAGCCGGCGGAGCGGGAACGTATACCCTGAGCAAGCCTGAAACTTGCACAGGCGGAACGGTGACGTGCTTCGGTTCCACGGTCAAGGTAACGGCGGTGTCCACGTATATCAGCCCTGGAGACACAATCTCCGGCGGATCGGGATTCCCGTCCGGCGCGACGATTGTCAGCCAAACCAGCGGGGCCACCGGCAGCACTGGCGTATATACGATCAGCGCCCCTGGAACGGCCTACACAGCAAGCGCCTCTGGAGTTACTACCTTCGGGTACACAGTTGCCGTGACCGCTGTAGCATCCGGCACATTCAGCCCCGGACAGCCTGTTGCCGACACGACTCACTCGACTTATGTCGTCGCCAATTCCGTTATAGAGTCGCAGATCAGCGGAGTACCGGGCCAGACCGGAATCTACACCCTGTCTCTTCCCGCTATCGCGTATGCGGCTGGCGACACTCTGACAACCACAGCCGGCATTCAACTCACCAACTGGACGGCCATTCCCCTGCAAGGTGGAGTGTCTACCGCAGTCGGCGACCTTGTACAAATCACTACATGGGGAGCGTAGAAAATGGACCGTCATCTTCAAGCAGTATCGGACAAATACGGCATCGTCTTCGAGGGGGTGGATGCGCAATTGCAGCGCACCGAAACCGAGCGCGGCGGTCTGTTGGCTCAGGATGCGCAGCCGGAATTGGTAACCGTCTCCAGCAGCGGCATTCCAGCGTTCCTATCGACCTATATCGAGCCCACGGCTATCGATATTCTTGTGGCTCCGCAAAAGGCGACAACGATTGTCGGAGAGGAGACGAAAAAGGGGGACTGGACGACGGAGACTGCTATGTTCCCTGTCGTCGAACACACTGGCATGGTGAGCTCTTACGGAGACTATTCGGAGACCGGAATGTCCAATGCCAATGTGAACTGGGTCCAGCGCCAATCCTACACGTACCAGATTTTCACTGGGTGGGGAGAGCGCGAACTCGACCGCATGGGTCTCGCCAGGGTTGACTGGGCCAATCAAAAGCGCAAGTCCGCTTACTCGACATTGAACATCTTCCAGAATCTCACCTATTTCTTCGGGGTGGCCGGCCTTGCAAACTACGGTTTGCTCAACGACCCCTCTCTTCCCGCTCCGATAGCTCCTATAGCGGATACTTCAACCGGCACTTCGCTTGTCACCTGGAAGCAAAAGGCCACGGACCTGGAGAACGGCGCAGTAGCCATTTACAACGACATTGTATTTGGTCTGTACACACAGCTTGTGACTCAGGCAAACGGGATTGTCGAGTTGGACATGAATTCTCCGATGACGCTGGCCATGTCCAACGTTTCGCAGATGTACATGACCACCACCAACAAGTACAACAAAAGCGTCCGCGAACTTCTCAAAGAGAGCTTCCCGAACCTCAAGATCGAAGTCGCCGTTCAATATGCAACTTCATCAGGTAACCTGGTGCAATTGATCGCCGATGAAAT